ATGTGGATTTCGGCGGTTTGGCGGTCCGGGTCATGGACCTTGGGCACCGGTTGGACGATCACTGGCGGTAAGGCCAATCACGCCGCCGGGGCGGGGGCACTCTCGCAGCCGCTCGCGGCGACGGCGGGCAAATTCTACCGCCTCGGGCTGACACTCTCCGGTCGTACGGGCGGCACGGTGCAGCCCTGCCTGAGCGGTGGCTCGGATCGCCCCGGCACGGCGATCGCGGCCAATGGCCTCGCCCGCGATCGCATCCAGGCGGCCACCGGCAACGCCACCATTGAGCTGCGCGCGAGCGCAGATTTCGCAGGCGCGGTGGATGATGTCGTGGCCTATGTCGAAACTGGTGCCTGCCTGAGCGCGGGCACCCATTACGTCTGGCTCGAACCGCAAAACGCCAACGGCGCCACGGGCCCGCTGTCCGGCCCCTACATGTTGGAGATCATCTGATGAGCGGCGATCGCACCACCCAACTGCCCTTGGTCAATCTGGCCGACGAAATCATCGTCAACCGAGCGGGCACCACTGCCCGAATCCTGGTCAAGTTGCTCGCGGCGCAGTTCGCGCAGGAGGCCTCGGTCTCGCCCACGATCGCCTCGATCGCGAACCTTGGCACGGCGGCGGGCAAGATGCTCTACTCGACTGCACCGGACACCTGGGCCGAGACCCCGATCACGGCGGTGGGCCGGGCGCTGCTGGATGACGCGGATGTGGCGGCGCAGCGGGAGACGTTGGGCCTCGGCACGGTCACCACCTTTGCTGAAGCAGTGACGGATCTGAGCGCGATTACCCGTTCGGGTTGGAGCCGCTTTGCGGCTCCTGTGACCGCCAACGCGCCATTTGCGACCGGCGCCGGGATGGTGATGACGATCTTTTACGACGGCTCATCCGCGGTCCAGCTGGTCTGGGGCTACAACAAGGGCGAGAGCGACACCGGGCAATGGATCCGCTGGCGCGCCTTCAACGCCTGGGGTGCCTGGGTGCGGCTTTACGGGTCGGAAAGTGAGATCAGGGCTTTTGCCCTAGGTGATAAGCAGACGTGGCGGAACGTTGTCGGAAGCCGCGTCGCGAACACTGTCTACCAAAACACCACAGCGCGGCCGATCTTTGTTTCAATCAGGCCCAACACGGCCGCGACGGGCCTTCTGCAGGTATCGGCCGATAACGTGACGTGGATCACCATCGTTTCAAACGGGGCGGTCGAATACTATCAAATATCTGCCATCGTGCCCCCCGGCCACTACTACAGGGCCACTTTTACGTTCTCTTCTTGGGCGGAGTTGCGCTGATGGAGTACGGATTTTTCCATCCGGCGCGTGGCTACTGGCAGACTACGGATGCGCCGTCGCCGGAGGCTCTTGCCGCCTATCCCGAGGGCACGATCGAGGTGCCGCTGCGCCCCGGGGCCGATCATGTCTGGACCGGCGAAAGCTGGGATCCTGCTCCGTTGCCCATCACCCGTGATCAAGTGCTTGCCGCGCTCAAGACCGCGCGCGACGCGGCCATCGCCCGCGGCATCGAGGTCGACGGCCTGCGCGTGCAGACCGACGATCTGAGCCAGAGCCGCCTCACCGCAGCCGCGTTGGCCGCCCAGCTCGACCCGGGATCGACCGTGCGCTGGAAGCTCGCAACCGGGGAGTTTGTCGTTCTGACCGCGCCGCAGATCATCGCGCTCGCGCTGGCCGTGCGTGCCCATGTGCAGGCCTGTTTCAACCGTGAGGCCGAACTCGCGGAGGTCATCCGCGTAACGGACGATCCCGGCACGGTCGTGATCGATGGCTTTTAACCCGCAAGGCTATGCGGTGGGCGCAGGGCGCTCTCGTTTCGAAGCGGGTCATAGTTGGTGCCGCCGATTCCGGCGGCACTGGATTTCGGATTCTGCGCGTTCACAACTGAGAGGACACCTGCATGAGCGATAAATTCAAGGGGGCCAACATCGATCTGACCGGTCCGGCCCTGTCCGCCTTTGCCGTGACCAAGTCGGACACGGCGGACCTGCCAGTGGTGATCCGGGCGTTGACCATCGGCGGCGGCGGGGGGGTGGTGAAATACACCCATGCCCGCACCGGCGCGATCTGCACCACCGGGCCGTTGCCGATCGGGCAACATTCGATCTGGGCGCGGCGGATCTGGGACACCGGCACCACCGCCACCGGCCTGACGGGGTGGGAATGATGTTCGGGCTCGGTCTGGGCGGTCTGGCCCTGTCGGCGGCGCGGGCGCCGGGCTTTGATCCGGCCTGCCTGTTCGCGTCGGGCGAAATCGGCTGGGTCGAGCCGATGATCGCCGGGGCCGGGGGCACGCTTTATCAGGATGCGGCCGGGACGATCCCCGTCACCGCGGCGGGGCAGCCGGTGGGGCTGTCGAAATTCACCGCGGGCGGGCAGGTCGGTTTCGTGCAGGCGACGGCGGTCAATCGCCCGATCTATCAGCTCGATGCGCAGGGCCGCGGCTATCTGGCCCACAACGGGCTCAACCAATGGATGGCTGCGGCCGCGATCACCTGGGGGTCGGACGAGGCCACGATCTGCGCGGGGGTGCGCAAGCTCAGCGACGCGGCGCAGGGCGTCGTGTTCGAGAGCGGGTCAAACTCTGGCGGCGGCGGGGCGGAGAGCGGCGTGTTCGCGCTGCTGGCGCCGCGGACCGCGGCTGATTTCGGGGTCAATTTCAAGGGGTCTCAAGTCTCTGCCGCGACCAGTGCCGGGCAGGCCGCGCCGAAAACGGTCGTCGTGACGGGCATCGGCAAGATCTCGGCGGACATCGTCCGGCTGCGTATCAACGGCGCTCAGGACGCGCAATCTGCCGCGGATCAGGGCCTGGGCAGCTACGGCACCTATCCGCTGTACGCCGGGGCGCGGGCCGGGACGGGGGTGTATCTGAACGGCGCCCGCTATCCGTCGGTGGGCCTCAACCGGCTGCTGACCGAGGCCGAGCTGGCGCAGCTCGAGGCCTGGGTGAACGCGAGGACGGGGGCGTTCTGAGCGGTCATGATTGGCGGGCCGGGAAAAATTTTCGTCCGAAAGCTGTTCCATGTCCGTCCGAAAGCTGATCGCGCGCTACAATCGCCGAATCCGAGAACACCGGCGGGCGTTCAGGACGGCTTTTACGCGGTGCGTGCCAAGCCATCTTCTTGTCCAGCCAGATCAGCAGAGATCCGCGATTGCGAAGGGCGGTGTTTTAGGCAGATGTAGCGCGCGCCCAGCTTTCGGACAAAACTGCACAACCTTTCGGACGACAAACTCGCCCCATTTAGAAACTCTTCCCATTTAGGATTATGCCACCGGCTTACGCCCGCCCGGCAACCTGGTGGAAGCCCCAAGCGTCAGGATTTCCGCCGCCTGACGCCCGTCACGCGGGCGGTGCTTTTGACCGGCTTCAGGGGCAAGCTCTCGCCCTGGCGAAGCAGGGACGCAATCAGCCGTTCCTTGTGTGCCATGACAACCCGATCAAGCGACATGTCATCAAGCGCGGCAATCATCCGATGCGCCGCCGAATAGCTCTTTTCCCAGGTATTCGGCAAACACCCGCGCTCGATCAGAACAAGGGCGTCTGCCACGGTGTTCGCCTGCGCCGGATCGCTCAGCAGCATGTCCAGAATTTGTGCCTGACGCTTGGCCGGTTGCTCCGAAAGCAGCTTGATTTCGTTGTGACTGGCGGCGGTTTTGGTCCCGGCAAGACGGCCGCGGCTATCCTGCGTCAACGCCTCCCAAATCTTGACGGCATGGTTAATTTGCCGCTTGGATAAGCCGATCCGCGCCGCCGTCGCAGCCGCAAAGCCGAACACCTCTGGCACTGCGCCCGGCTTCGCCTCCCCGCGTGATCGACGCCCCGGCCTCGAAGAACCCGGATGCATCCGCTCGTAAACCTGCCTCAGCTCGTAAAGGTGCTGCGCCCGGTCCAGCGCGTTCAACTCGTTGCGGCCAAGGTTTTCCATCACTTCGAACTCGCGCGCCTGATCCTTGGTCAGCCCTTCCACGATCTGCGCCGGAATAGCCGCGCGCCCCAACAGCCCGAAGGCCCGCAGCCGGTGCAGCCCCGCCACCAGAACAAAGGACCGCGCCGTGCTGCCCCGCAATTCGACCCGGCGCAGGGTGACCGGATGCAACAGCCCTTGCGCGTCGATCAGCCCCGCCAGCGCCTCGGCGGCGGCAGGGACGAAGGCGCGGGCGCGATCGGTCGGAACCTCGATCAGATCGAGCGCGATTTCAGTGAAGGTGCCTGTCTGCATGCCTGTTCCCGTTGTTTTCTTGGCCTCATGATCCGGTAAAACCGGCAAGCGGGCAACTGTCAGGATTGGCAGGGCCTTTTCACGCCGGACCCTGCGGCGGCGTTGAGGGCGCGGCATGACCGCCGCGCCCCTATGCAAGCCCGAGGCGGATCAGCACCCTTGCGGCCTCTTCCGGGTCCGGCAAGGTCACGTCTTCCGGGGTATGGTGGCGCAGCTCGCGCCACGCCCTTCCGATATCGCTGCCCTCGGTTCGCATGATCCGCATGAGGGGCAAAACCCATGCAGGCGCGGTGTTCGATGGCAGCACCTCGGGCAGCGGCGGGGCGGGCAGATCGAACAGGCCTTCCACCTCGGTATCCATAGGCGGCAGGTCAAGGATTCGAGCCACCAGCGCATCAAAGGCCCGAGGCGGCAGCGCCGAAACGTGGTAGAGGAAGCGCAGGCCCCCCTTTCCGCGCTCGACCACCCGCGCCCATTTTTCGACCGCCGCCTTGCGCGCGATGGCAGAACGAGAGGCGGGCAAGCCGGGCAGGCGCAGGGCCTCAAGATCGGCGGCGGACTGCCATTCCAGCAGCCCTTCCCGATTCCTGACGACCCGCAACACCAGCGATTCGAGGTAGCGAAGGCGGCGCGAGAGATAGGCCCATTCGTCAGCATTCACAGAGACAAAGAGGGGAAGTTCATCACCCATTGCCATCTCCCAAAGCCTTGAAGAAGCCGTCGCCGTCGCCCATCGCCTTGATCACCCGCGCGACCAGTTCGGCCAAAAGCTGGCTGTTCTTGACGGCGGAAAGGTCATGTGCCGGGGCCTGCGGCGCGGGCGAGGCGCTTGAGGTTTCGGTCTTCGCGGTCGGATCATCCAAGAAGCCGCGCTCGATGTAGCGGAACCACGCGTCTTGCGCTTCTTTCGGCAACAAGCTGATGTGATATTCGAAGCCGCCACCTTGCCCGTGTCGCCCCCGACACCGGCCTGGATCGTCTCTCCAACCATGCCGTTTCAGGTAAAAATCTAGCGTCCCGGATGAACGCGGAAGCCCCGGAAGCTTGGCGCGAACCATGTCACCAACGGACAGCCATTGCGGCGCTTTCTCTTGGGCGAAGCTTTCCAGAATACTCCGGTGAAACTGGTGCATGTGGCGGTATTTTGGGTTGCGCCGATACAGGTTCGGGTCATCGTCGATCTTATGCGCACGCACAAAGTGAAGCAGCCCGCTTCCGCTGACTGGAAGGCCCGGAATCTCGCGCTCAACGACCTCTCGCGTCAACTCCGCCAACGTCAGCCACTCTTTCGGCTTTTGCCTATCCTTCATGTCAGCGCCCCTTCTGCCGCTCGGCCTTGGCGGGCGGCGCGTCCGTCGCCTCGATCCCGGTTTCCTCGGCCTCGTCCGCTTCGTCGATCAGCTGGGCAACCACCTCCGCAATGCGCTTCGCCGGAAGGCCGCTTTCCTCGGCTATGGCATCAATGGCCGTGCGCAGTTTCGGCCCGGTCACGGCGTTCAGCACGGCCAGAAGGCTTTCGGTGTCCGGCCCGGTTGCGTCCTGCGCCGCCACCCGCTCGAACGCCTCGGCCTCGGCCTCGGCCTTGGCGATGGCGTCCACCTCGGCGAACTGGCCTCGCACATCGGCCCGGCGCGGCAGGTTCGTCAGGATCGAGGTCAAGACCCATTCCAGCTTGTTCAGCTCGATCCCGGTTTCCTTGCTGACACGGCCCCAGACATCGCTTTGCGCCAAGGTGGCATGGATCGCCTGCGCCAGAAGATGCGCGTGAAGCCCCTGCGACGGGTTGCCGTCAAAGGCCCGATAGGCCGCGCCCGCGTGGTCTTCGCCGGTCAACACGAACAGGATGCGGGCGGCTTCGTCACGGTGAACGCGGGCGCGGGCGGCGATGGTGTCGATATCATGCCACGGCATCCGGCCTGCGGCCCAAAGGGCATTCTTGCGAATGATTTCCGCGATGCGGTCTTCCTGCGCGTCTGCTTCGAGGATGCCACGGCGCATGGCGTTCAGAATGCGATCCTCGGGGGAGACGAATTCCTGACACGCATCCCCGGTGAACTTCACGTCAAAAGACGGCTTGAACGCCGCTTCGCGGGTGTCATCGCCAACAAGGCGATAGCTGCCATCGTGAAATTCGACATCGGGCAGGGCGTCAAGAATTTCGTCGCGTTCGGCGATCTCGGCCCGCAGCATGTCGGAAATCGGCACCAGATCGGCCACCGTGCGCCGCAGCAGCGCCGCCATGTTGCAGGCCATTTCTGGGCTGGGGCTGCCGCTGTCCAGCGCGGATGGCAGCATGAATTCAAAGCCCCGCAGGGCATCATGGGTTTCATCGAGCCAGTCAAAGACGCCCGAGACGGAAGTGGGGGTGTTCGGTTGCATGGTGCAGCCCTCTAGATCGCGTTGAACGCGCCCGCTTTCTATGGCGAGCGACCGGATGCTAGAAAACCGACTAGAGGATCGGCATTACGGCTTTTGGGCGCGAACGCCTTGGACATGGCCGCAATCATCCGGCCAATCTCTTGGCCGCTGGCCCATGCGGAGGGCCTATGTTCACGCCAGTAGCATTTCAGGCTGACGCCTTCGCGGTGACGTGACCGCCTCTAGGATAGGGTTTTCTAGGCCCAGTGCGCTGACTCTGCCCGAAAAAAGCCGATGCGGCAAGGGAAAATGCGGTCCAAATGTGCCAAATGAGAACCCGCCGCTCATTTGGGTTCGGGGCGCAGCGCTCCATTTAGGTTTGGTGGCGGGACATGACCCCACATCCCGCCACCGATCCGGCCTCTTCTGCGCGGCCGCTATTCCACGCGATCAGCCAGAATGTGCAACGCTGTGACCCACCGTTGCACCACCTTCCGGGGTGTTGCCAGCGCGGACGCTGGCAACCGTCATTCACCAGGGAACGGGCCAGACCACCTTCGCCGCAATCGCCCCCTGATTACCCCGGACATTTGTCAGGTGGTATCATGATACCGCCATGACTAGCGTCCGGGGGACAGGCAAAACGGAGGTCTTTCGGCATGACACCCCTTCCCGTTCGGTCCGGTTACGCGGACGAAACCGACGCATCCCTGATCAAGGAAGCGATCCTTGACGAGTTGGGCGAATGGGCCTTCGGGCAGATTTGCGAGGCGTTCGGCGGGCAACAGATCGACATTCCGGCCAGGGCGAACACCGTCACCGAAGGGCACTTTCTTTCCCAGGCATTGGGCCTCGATAACGCCCGGCTGCTGTGCGAGGCGGTCGGGCCTGCGCGGTTTTATGTGCCGCGCCTTTGCAAGGCCGAAGACCGGGACGCCCGGCTTGTGGACATGGTGCGCAGCGGCCTCGCCAACTGGGAGATTTCCCGCGCGGTGTCGCTGACCGAACGGCATGTGCGGCGGCGCTTGTCGCAGCTGGGCGTCAGCAATCCCAACCGCAAGCCCCGGAACCGTTATTTCGGCGCGAGTTGCGCCACCGCAGCGGGCGGGGCGTCCTGAAATGCCCCGCGCCGCGATCCTGACGGGGGGTTAACACCCCTTCCCGCCTTTTCCGTGGCGTGACCACCGGACAGGGCACAGACCGCGCCCAGCGGCGCGGAAATCAACCAGAGCCAAGGAACGCAAATGCAACCTCTGAACCAGAATGCCGCCCGCGTGATCGACCCCGTTCTGTCGGGCATCGCGCAGGGTTATATCCACCCGCAACGGGTGGGCCATGTCCTGTTCCCCTCGATCCCGGTTCCGGCCTCGGGCGGGCAGGTGATCGAGTTCGGGCGCGAAAGCTTCGTGAACTACAACTCGCGCCGCGCGCCGGGGGCGAATGTCCAGCGCATCCAGTTCGGCTATGAGGGCAAGCCCCATGCGCTGCAAAACTTCGCGCTTGATATGCCGGTGCCGCGCGAATTCGCCCAGGACGCCGCCGCCGTGCCGGGTCTTGATCTGGGCAAGCGGGCCGTCAATACGGTGATGAACTCCTTGACGCTGACGCTGGAAATCGACCAGGCGGCGTTGGCGACCGACGCGGCGAACTATGGCAACGACAACAAGCTTGCCTTGGCCGGGACGGCTTGCTGGAACAGCGATATCAGCAATCCGATGACGGACATCGAGAACGCGAAAGAGCAGGTGCGGATTACCTGCGGCGTCGATCCGAACCGGATGGTGATCAGCTCGAAAGGTTTCCGGACGCTGAAGCATCACCCGAGAATCGTCGAACGGTTCAAATACACCACCGCCGAAAGCATCACGGCGCAGATGCTGGCGTCCCTGTTCGAACTGGAAGAACTGGCGGTGGGCAAGGCCACCTATCTCGACCCCAAGACCCCGGATGCTGCGGCCAAAGAAGCTTGGGGCAACTTCGCCGTGCTGGGCTATGTGCCGTCGCAAGACGCGGCCATGGATCAGCCGTCCTTCGGCTACACCTACACCCTGACCGGGCATCCCTTTGTGGAAACGCCGCGCTGGGATGGCGATTGCCGGTCTTGGGTCTATGGCGTCACCTATCAGCGCGCGCCGCAGCTGACGGGCATCGCCTCGGGCTTCCTGTTTCAGGGCATCGTGGGGGCGTGATCATGGCAAACCAAGGAACGGGCTTTTCCATGCAACCCGCGCCGGGCAGCTTCGGCCCGATCGAGGTCTTTCGGGTCGGCACCTTCAGCGACATGGCGGGCACGCCGCAGACCATCAAGCGCGAGACCTTGGCCAGCATCGCGGCGACCTATGACCCCGAAGCCAACCCGGCCCCGGTGGTGATCGGGCACCCTGAAACCGACGCCCCGGCGTTCGGCTGGGTGGATCGCCCTTTTGTCGAAAACGACGTTCTCAAGGCGAACTTGCGCGACGTGGTGCCGGAATTTGCCGATGCGGTGAAGGCCGGGCGTTACAAGCGCGTCTCGATCTCGCTTTTCACGCCCGGATCGACGGCGAACCCGACCCCCGGTGATTTTCACCTGCGCCATGTCGGTTTCCTCGGGGCGACGGCCCCCGCCGTGCCCGGCCTGAAGCCGGTCAAGTTCGCGGGCGGGGCGGGCCAAAGCATCGCCCTTTCGCAGAACTTCGCCGCGCCGCTTTCGCCCGAGGCGCGCGAGCTGGCGCAGCTGCGCCGCGAAGCTGTGGAACGGAAGGTGGAAGACCTGATTTCGCAAGGCCGGGTGCTGCCTGCATTCAAGGACGAGGTGCTGAGCTTCGCCGCGCACCTGGGCAGTTCCGATACCGTCAGCTTTTCTGACGGCAGCGAGAAACCCGCCCGGGAATGGTTCCTCGATTACCTCGCCAAACAGCCGTCTGTCGTGAGCTTCGGGGAATTCGACCTTGGCCCCGATCCGTTTGCGCATGGGGGCGTGCCGCGCGCGGCGGGTGGCGTCGAAGTTCCGGCAGGCTACACCATCGACCCGCGCGGCAGCGACCTTGCGGCGCGGGCGACGGAAGTCAGCCGGGCCAAGGGCATCAGCTTTGCTGACGCGCTCGATCTTGTTCAAGGGCAGGTGCGGTGATGACCGAAACCGGCCCTTCGCGCGGTACCACTCGAAGCATCACGAACATTCGCCATTCGCTGTTCCAGATCCTGTCGGGGCAAATCCCGGCAGGTGATGACATCCGCCTGAGTGACGGCGGGGAACACCCGTTCACGGCAATCGTGCTCGACACCGATTTCACGGAACGCCTGAACACGGGGCAGATCATGGCAGACACCGACACGGTGTTCCTGGGAGAGTTCCTTGAGCGTCAGGATTTCGTCGGGAACACCCTCACCAAGGCCGTATTCCTGACAGGGGCAACGACGCTGCGCGATGAACCGTAACGCTTGAGACGAAAGACGGCCCGGGTGCTCGGGCCGTCGCATCGTCAGGGGTTTGAGGGCACACACCGCCTCCCCTGCCGACAACTGGAACGTAACTGACCACACGGGGAAATTCAACGATGGCAGACACGGGCAGAAGATTTTCGCTTGTCGGCATTCCGGGCCTGACGGCAAGCTTCCCGGGGAACGCCTTCGGGACGTGCTTGAGGCGATCCAGCATCGGCGCGGGTTGTTCAAGACAGTGGGCGAACGCCTGCTTTTCTTGGCTGACCAGAATTTTGAAGGGCAACACAGCCCGGATATGACACCTTGGGAAGCACTGAAAGCAGCCACCATTCGTGCGCGGCTGCGCAAGGGTCAGTCTGCGGTCAAGATTTTGCGTGAAACCGGGTCATTACGTGGCTCGCTCAGCTTCGACGCGCGCGACGACGGACTGTCGGTCGGCGTTTTGCCAAGCGCAACAAGGAAGGGGGCGCGGATGTGGCGATTCCTTCGCACTCGATCAGAATTCCGGCGCGGCCCTATCTCGGCATCGGGAAGGGGCAGGAAGAAATCATCGCCGAAGATGTCGAAGATTGGCTGAGCAAATGAGGGCGTTAGGAATGCCGCGTGGCCTCGATCCTGACGCCTTTATGCCTTTGCGCATCATCCGAGTTTGTCCGCCAAACCGCCACCGAACTCGGATTGCAAGCGGGCCTTCGAGTTCGGAAATCGGTTCGGACCTTCCAGCACGCCCCAAAGTGGCTATTTATGTTATTTTTCAATTACTTAAAATTCTAACTCAAGGTCCGCACCGATTTCCGAAATGATTTCGGAAACTATCCTTGCGGTTTCGAGTTCACAGCGTTCAGCATTGCGATATTATGCAATCTTTTCAGCGCGTTGCTTTGATTTTGTGATCTCGAAAGCAACTTTCGTCTTCGACTGCCTACCCAGCGCCGCTCTTGGACGGTAACCGGACGTCCACGTTGAGCGTTCCAGTTTAAAATTGTACCAGCTGAATATCCGGCATTTTTTCACTATTTATCAGCGACTTAACTAGTTTTGCCCCAATTTTAAACTGAGTTTACACCTCTCGAAGCCAATGCCCACCTCTGCGCCATTGAATCCGTCGATTTGCCATTTATAATCAACGCTTTACAGGATTACCGCAAGGTGGGCAGTGATTGCCTACCTTGCGACCGTCTGAGAAGGCACCCAAAAAGCCAGCCGAACCGCTCACCGTGCTTAAAACGCCTTTTCTCTCAACATGTTACCTATCGCTCGAGAATGCTTCCTTTGTGTCGCCTTTGCGTTAGGAAATGCGGCCAAAATGTCGATTTTTCCGCCACTTTCGTCCGCCAAATTTCATTCTGGATCGCGCGATCTGACGCGACCCAAACCCCTTATTTTCTTGTCTTTTCTGCGCGTTATGGGCGGTCCATCACTGCATCCGCCTTTGTCCGAAAGGTAGTCCCCCCCTACAGCAGACCAGTTGATCGTGCGGTAGCGGGCGCGTTTGGGCTTGCTCATGAAACCCGTCTAACTGCATGGATTCGTGGTGTGAATCCCTTCCAAATCGAATTCTGCAACAACGCCCAAGCACGCCAGGAAATTTTGCCGTGTGAACGGTGCCGCAAACCGTTCAAGGGGCGCTTGACCATGTGCTTGATTTTGTTGGTGGCGAGGGGGGGACTCGAACCCCCGACCCCGTGATTATGAGTCACGTGCTCTAACCAGCTGAGCTACCTAGCCACTGGCGGCGTCACTAAGGGATGGCGCGGGGGGCGTCAAGGGCGAAATCGGGAAAAAGTGCTTCAGACCGCCAATCGCCCTGCCGCGGCCGTGACCTCTGTCGCCAGCGCGGTCAGCGCCTCGGGGGCAAGGTTGGCGGCCGCGATCTCGATCACCCGGTGGTCCTGCCGTGCGCGGTGCTTGTCATAGCGCGGATCGTAATGGCGCTGCATCAGCTCGGCCGCCAGCGCCTCGAAGGCCTGCGCCTCGGCCAGCCCGTGCCAGAGGTGAATCACCTCGGCGGCGTGATAGGGGCGCAGCTGGTCGATCAGCCGGGTCAGCCGCAAGGGATCGGCGACGATATCGGCATAGGCCCGCGCCAGATAGGCGGCGCGCGCGGGCAGGGGCGCCAGCAGCCGCAGCCGCGGCGCCGTGCGCAGCGCCGCCCACAGGCTTTTCGGCAGCTGCAGCTGCCCCACCTTGGCGCTTTCGGCCTCCAAGATCACCGGCCGCGCGGGATCAAGCTGCGCCAGCGCCAGCGCCAGCTTGCCCTCGAAGCCGGTCTGCGCCGGTTGCCCGCCCGGCAGCGCGCCAAAGATTGAGCCGCGGTGATTGGCCAACCCCTCGAGGTCGATCACCTGCGCGCCCTGCGCCCGGGCGGCCTGCAAGATCGCGGTCTTGGCCGAGCCGGTGTTGCCATCCAGCACCACGACCGGCGCCCGGATCGGTTGTTCCAGCGTCTCCAGCACCAGCCGCCGCCAGCTTTTATAGCCGCCCTCGACGAGATCGGTGCGCCAGCCCACCGCGCGCAGGATCGTTGCAAACGACCCCGAGCGCTGCCCGCCGCGCCAGCAATAGACCAAGGGCCGCCAGCCCCCGGTCTTCTCCGCCAGGGGGCCCTCCAGATGCGCCGCGACATTCTTCGCCACCAGCGCCGCGCCGATCTTGCGCGCGTCAAAGGGCGAGACCTGCTTGTAGATCGTGCCGACCCGGGCGCGTTCGTCGTTTGACAGCGCAGGCAGGTTGATCGCGCCGGGCAGATGATCCAGCGCATATTCCGCGGGCGAGCGGACGTCGATGATCGTGTCGACATCGAGCGCCGCCGCCTCGGCGACCGAGGTCAGGCGCAT